TATTCAGCAGCACTTAATCTTTGTAATCCTAAATCTGTTACAACGATTGCTCCTGATTCAAGATTTGCATCAGTTACAACAACACCTGCAGTTGTTGCTGGTAACGCTGAAGTTAATTTAGAAGCGTCATTTAGCAATACGCTAAATACATTGTTTGCTTTTCTTAACATTTTTTTTAATTTTAAATTGTTATTGTTATATTATTATTATCTATTCGAGCTCTTTAAATTGCTCTATGTTTTGCATTCTTTGTTCTCTTATTCTATCAGACATTAAGCTCATTGCTATGTCTACTATAACTATGTGAGTAGAAGTATCTAGTTCACAGTTACGTTGGTTAGTAGGAGTATTTCTATCTACTACTATATTCTCAGGGTTTTTAACATAGCGCATGTGATATGCTGTAATGTTAAAAGTACCGTCTGTAAACATCTCGTGCCTCTTTGCAGTTGCAGGTGATGCGGGGTTTATCCCTGTTACTTGTCTAGAAAATTCAGATCTCCAAACTCTTGAGTCTCCTGAAATATTATAGAAAGGTTTCTTATACTTACTCCAATTAAATCTCTGCATTTCTGTATGAGCTATTGGAGTTACATAAGCAACTATACTAGTTTTTGCTGTTCCACATTCTATTTTATCTATTGTACATTCTTCATAGATAGTATACATATGGTTCAACGGTAAGTCAAAGAACTTTCCAACTACATTAGGGTTGACTATTACACCAACTTGTGAAGCTGAAGAAACGAGGGAGGGAGCGTCTAGTATTAACGCTCCCAAACCTTGGTCTCTAATTTCTGTTTCTTGGAAGCCTTTACCCTTCCTATTGTTTAATTCATCAAAGTACTTCTTAACATACAAACTATTAGCTTCACTTAGGACAGAAGATAATTCAAAATCTTCATATCCAGGGGAACCAAAACTATCACTTCTGTCTAGTTTTAATTCTAATGCATCAGCCATTTCGTTTGCAGTCATAATTAGTTACGTTTTGCTAAATCAATTTTTGCTTTAATTCTAAGTTTAACCTCTTGATTATCAGGGTTAAGTAAGTAGTTAATAACATCTGTCATATCTCCTAACTCAGCACCGTTGTCAAGTGTGTATCTCTTCTCTCCTTTACGAATAATTGCACCTGCTTCTACAGCTTCTTGTACAAAGATACGCTCATTATATTGAGGATGATTAACAATCTCTAAGAAATATGCAGGGTTATTATCTGCAATATTTAAGACTTCATTTTTTATCCACTCTTCACTTGCGGTCGCAGGAATAGTTCTACCTAGAGATTTAATAAATCCAATAGTAGCTTTTTTACTATTTGTAATTTCTGCATACTTAATAAACGCATCTGCCTTAACACTTGCCTCTGCTAATTTCTTAGTAGTTACTTTGCTCTCATCTACAATCATAAACTCATAAGTCGCTTTCAATGTTCTATCTTCATACGAAGGAGATACTAGGGACTTATTAGCTATAAGTATTAGATACTTAAGCATGTCTAGGGAAAGATTAAGATTTAGTGTAGTACCTTCTTTAGTCATTACTACTCTACCTCTTCTGTCTGTTCTCCAGAAGTTTTCTTCAGCTTTAAGAGTAGGGTTTAAATTTACTCCTAATTCTTTTTCAAAGAACTCTTTTTGGGTCATTCCGTTAGGAAAAGACTCCATGTATTTTTGAATTTTAACTCTCTTTTGATCGTCTAAAATTACTTTAACTCCTCCACCTAAGTTTGCATTGTTAAGAGGCAATTGGTAGCTTCGTTTTGCTTTGTTATAAATGAACGGGTCTTTTTTATTGTCCTGTCCAGATACTAATAGGGTACTCCATTTCCCTGATGATTCTACTGGCTTTACTGCAACAATTCTATCTTGTAGAAATGTACCATAAACCACTTTTTCTGCTGTCGTTGTTTCCATTTATTTTGCTGTCAATTATTAATTCTCTTATTAAAAATGCCCCCTCGGAGTGATTAGCTCCAAGGGGATACATTTTTTATATTTATTATCTCTCTACTGAAAGACGTAAATCTACTACTTTAGTAGGATCTTCAATCATCAATCCACCCCACTTCTGGAAGTGTACTGAGTATCCGTCTACTGGAGAAGCTACCATTTTAGGTGAACCTTTACCTGCAGGAGAGAACGGGTCTCTCATACCTGGGATATATGCCCAGTTGTAATCTGGAACTCCTTTTGGTTTAACACGGTAGATACCTGCATTGTCGCCATAGTCTAAAGCTAAGATACGGTGAGATTCTACAAGACCTTTTCCATCAGGGTGACGTTGAGGGAAGTAAACATCATCATCGAAGAAATCAACGATCTCAACCATAATAACAACTCCATTGTACCATTCGTACACGTTCCACTGTGGCTCCATTAAACCTTTAGTGTTTTTACCACCTAAGTTTCCTGGGTCTGTGTTACTCATTAAGAACTTATCAGAGATTACAGTGAATTTACCTGTTCCTGATTTAGCTTGGATTTGCTTAGAAATTTCAATAGCACCGAATTCTCCTGTTAACAAGTGAATTACACGCTTACCTCTTTCAATCTTACCAACACCCATGTCTAACAATAATTCTAAATGCCAATCAAGGTCATAAGAGTTATAGTAGTGAACGTTAGATGGAGCAATTTGCTCGAAGAAACCTGCACCTGATTCGATAGCATATTTAGTCTTGTCATCTTTGTTCAAGTATTTGTGGTCAGCTGTCCAGTTTTTCTTACCGTACATCAACATACGAGCAAACATTTCCTCACATTGGTGATGAGCTACCATATCTTGATAGTTAATCCAAATTGATTCTTGTTGTCCTTTGTAGTTAAATCCAAACTCTAATGGTTCGTTTTTACCTTTGTTGATTGTGTTACCTGCAACTTCATACTCCATACGTAATGTAGAAGGACGATTTTCCATTCTCCAAGGAGAAGTGAAATAAGGTTTAGCACCTTGGTAAGATAATGTAGAAGGAGAAAGAGAATAGAATTTAGACCAACGACCTCCGATAGACAATTCCTCAGAAGGAACAGACTTAGTAGAGTTATCAGTTACTAATTCAACTTCAACTTTGTAACGAGAACCTGCGTCCATCGCTTTCTTAACCAACAAGTGATAATCATCAACTTCTCCACGAAGTACGTTAGTTTCTTCAAACAACGGTTCATCAAAGATTAAGTAAAAACGCTCTCCGTTAGCACCAATGTTTGCTGGGAAAGTCCCTGCAGAAATAGTACGTCCGTCAATAGTTTCAGCATCTACTAGAGGAAGATTCTTATCGTGTTGACCTTGCAACATCCAGTTATAAAATCCGTTTTCTTGTTCCACTTCTTTTACAGGGAAACGATCTACGAATTCACGTAATTTACCTTGTAGGTTAGTCTTGTAAATTTGTTTAATTACATTACTAATCAACTGAGGTTTTTGTTGATACAAAGAATGGAAGTGGTTATCAGTAACCAAACCATTGTAATCTTTAGCTTCATACCGTTGTAATGGGAGTAATTGAGCCATTTTTGTTTTTTGTTATTAATTGTTAAACGAATAAATTTATTTTATTTTCCACCAGTCGCTCTTTCGAGGAGACTAAGTATACCTTCTGTTTTTTGTGAGGTTTCCATAGATGTGTTACGACCTACTCCTCTTTGTTCTTCAGCTGCAATGACTTTATCTAATTCATTGATAGCTGCTGTTTTTGCTACGTTCTTTAACTTAGTAATATCAGGTTTAAACTTACCTTCTTTGTCTAGGTTAAATAGGCCTAATGTGTCATAGTAGTTAATCAACATTTCAAACTCTACTGGGTTTCTTTGTTGCTTATACATTAAACTGTTAAACTCTTTTCCTGATTTAGGGTCCGTGTAAACAGGGTTTACTATGTTACTTTTTAATTTATCTTTAGAGACTTTATTGAGATTTAAACCATCTATAAAACCTTCTCTAGAATCTATATTGCCTAGTAGATTTTCAAAAGCATCCATCTGAGCTTTTTGTTCTGCCTTAGTTTTTAACTCTTTGTTATTTCTAGACTGATTAACTACATGTTGAGACATTGCTTTTAACTCAGGGATTGCCTTTAAAGACTTTTCCTCTAATTTATTAATAGCCGCTGCATCTTCAATTGCTTCTATTGCATCTGCATCTGAGAAATTCTTAGCTTTCAACTGTTCATAGTATATTTGCTTTTGCAAACTTACGTCAGCTTTAACTGCGTCTATACTTACTGTATCAAAGAACTCTAATCTCTGTGCCATTAAGATTGCTTGGTCAGTTTCGTCAAATGCATCTTCGATTTCTAAAAATCTTTTCTTTGCAGAAGACATGTTACTTTTCCAGCTGTTCTCTTTAGCTTTAAAATTTGTTTCAACTGTTTTGTTTACTAGTTCTTTTATTGAATCAAAGGTTCCTGGCATCTCATCTAGCTTTTCCATTTCTTCAACGGTTAAAACTCCTGAGTTAACTAGCTCCTTCATCAAGGCCTTGTAAACTACTTCATTCTTGTTCTCGTTAGAACTATTGTTAGTTTCAGCTCTCGCTGTTACTGTCTTATTTTCTCTAGTAGTATCATCGTCTCCTTTTTCTGCTACTACTGGAGTTAAAGTAAATTCTTCCGAATCTTCTTTTGAAGATTCTCCGTCTTCATTTTTAGATTCCACGGCTGAATTTAATTCTGCTGCTGACATTATTTGAAGTCCTTCAAATAGGTCGTTAATCTCTTCACTCATATTTGCTGTCGTTAATTAGTTACAATATTAAAATAATTTTTATAAATAGCCCATATATTTTTTATGATTTCTCCTATAGGGCTATAGCTTTATTTAGTTGGTTTATTTACTTTTTCTCTTGCTATTTGTTCTTTGGCAGTATTAGATCTTACTTGTTCAGCTAATTTAGCTTCCGCTATTCTAATTTGATTTTGCTTATATTCTTCATCAACGTCTGTACGTTTGATATCTAAATAATCTGCTACACCATTACTGTCTGAGTCCATATCTTCGCGTCCTTCTATCTCTCTAACGTGAGTAGACAACTGGCCTAATTCATGCATTCTTTCTTTAGAAGCTATTTCTTCTCGTTTAAGATCTCTATCTTTTTCTGCTTCGTCAGCTTCAAAAGCACGTGTATCCTGTTTCTCTTTCATTTGCATTTGAGCAGTTTCCTGTTGAGCAGCTAATTGCTTTTCTTGCATTGCATCATTTTGCTCTTTAATTTTTCTAGCAGAATCATCAAGTCTTCTAGCAACTTCTTGTACAGATTCTGATTGCGATATAGCTGC